TCGGGAAATCCTCTTACAGTCATCATAAACTCACTTTTCAATGGTATTGTTATGCGGATTGCTTATATGCTCTTGAAGAAAAAGCAAGGTCTTCCTGCAACATGTGATTATCGTCAACATGTTGCAGAAATTATTTATGGTGATGATGACATTAAATCTGTTAGCACTGAAATAACGCACTGGTTTAATCAACTCACCCTGACTGACGCCCTTGCTTCCTTTGGACTCACCTATACTGATGAGACCAAAACAGGTATAATTCTTCCATTTAAACCATTGGAAGATGTAGCTTTCCTCAAGAGAAAATTTGCAATTCAAAAAGACGGCACTTTCCTGGCACCAATGGATTTGACAAATACGTTGGAAATCACCAATTGGATTCGTGGCAAAGCTCGCCGTGCTGCTACTCTTGAAAATTGTGAGCAAGCGATTATGGAACTCTCTCTCCATCCGCAAGAAGTGTACGAGTTTTGGAGTACTCGTATCCGAGAGGAACTCGCAGCAGTAGGACTAAGTATTCATATTCCTACTTACTACGAGCAGATGGAGACGTACAGATACAATCGTGATATGTACGCTCGGACAGAATATGTTCCTCTATGGTAAACTCCTTGGCCTTGACCCGGAAATGTGATCTTGATTAGAGAAAACAAACGGGATACTTCTCTATTCATGCTATTTCCTTGCCACCAAAAGAGTGTTGCTGTGCTCTGGAGATACAGCTCCCGCCTTTAGGGTGAATAGTCATCTACCCCTATCGTAACACATGACTGCTAGTACAAATACAGAAAATTCAAGTGGTGCTGTTTCGTATGACCACGACCAAAATACGAACGTTGATTCCACACGTGGAAAACTACTTACTGATGTTCAAATGTCAGTTGATGCTGTTCCAATGCCTTCTTCAACTATGCAGATGGCTTTGAACGACACCACCAGGCATGAGATCATGAGTATTTTAGAAAGACCTGTCAATTTAGGTACATATGAATGGAAGTCCTCTGATGTCACAATCTCGAAACAGTTGTCTCTTACAGATTATGCCGCAGACACCCAAAACTATTTACAAAAACTAAATTTCCCACAGGCCATTTTTGACAATTCGCCAATAGTTGTGGATAAGTTAAAGAATTATCAATATTTGAAAGCCGATATTGAAATAGAGGTTAAAATTAATGCTCAACCTTTCTTACAAGGTGCTCTCATGTTGGTCTATAATCCATATTATGATCAGACAGGAGATTTTAGAAGAAAGGGAACTCGATTTTTGGCTTCCCAAACTTCATGTCCTTACAAGATTGTGAGTGTTGAAGAAGGTAATTCACTCAAACTTATTTGTCCATATGCAAATATCTATGATCTTTTTGATTTGAGTAACCCAGATAATCAATTTGGTACTGCATTTTTATATGGATTTTCACCACTATTGGGGCCATCAGGCACAGAATCTGCTAAATACACTATTTTTGCTCGATTTGTTAATCCACAATTCTTTGTACCCACTCAGAAAGACGTTATGTCTGCGTATAGAGATAAACATGAACTCAGACGGCTAGCTGCAAGAGGTTATAGATTTGCTCAAGCAGATGTTGCACCAGTTGCTGCTCGAGATACTGGCGAAGTTGAAACTGCGGGTCCAGTGTCGAAG